CGAATGATCGGGGTCATCGGCATCCAGCGTCTGTGACGATATGATCAACATCACATGGTCCTGGGTCTTGTTGCGAAACGACAGGGGCTCCGCTACATCACTAGCCAGCGAATACGTCTGGGTGCCATTGGACACGGTAAAGGTTGAGGACTTAAACATCCAAAACCACTTGGCCCGGCTCGACACATCCTTGGTGACGATGTTCAAATAATCTCGCGCACCGTCCTTAAAGGTTGTACTAGTCGTGCTAAGGCCTACCCTGCGCAGTGCCTGCTGTATAACCTGTAGGTTTGTCATTTAATGCATGTCCGTCCAGGCTCCATCGACATAGGCCTGGATCTTGTCAGTGCTGGTGTTGTATATCAGTAAACCGTTAAACGGGTTAGTCAGCGCATCGCGCTGCGTACTCGTTAGCTGCGGTGCAGCCAATGCGCTGAACTGCGTAGCATCCCCGTAATACGTAGCGGCGTTAACACTGCCGAACACGTTAAGGTCACCCGAAATATCATCGGCCATTGCTACTCACTAGCCGCTGCCGCGATCTGGTCAAGGTCATACTCGTTCAAGTTGTTGCCATTGCCCTCGGCCCATCGCGTCCTCCAGACGATTTCAGCCTCTGGCCCTCGTTCAGAGATGCGGCTGGGTGGGGCAGGCATGAAGTCTGGCGTGTGGGTCACCTCACCAAAGGCCGCTACGGTGTTCTGCGTTTCGTTATGCGTCCGAGGACGCACCTTTTTACGGGCATGGGTCTTGTTGAGATCCAACGCGATCCGCACCTGTTCCTTTACCGACTCATCTGCACTCGCAATAATACGTGCAACATCTGCTGCGGTGACGGCCTGCTTCTCGGTCGGAGCCACGGCATCTAGTGCGGGTACGCCTGCGGGTGTAGGCAACGGTAGATCCTCCTGAACTAATTTGGGTTTGGGCATGTTGTCCTCTTATGAGATAATGAGGGGCAGGCCACATAAAGGCCTGCCCCTGCGGTTTTAGGCTACTAAGCCTTGTATCACAACGCCTACATGACCCGTGCTATCGGGTGCATATGCAGCAAAGCCGACCAGCGGCTCCGTTTCAGCGTCTTTGGCATGTACTGCGCCAGCCGTGCTATCACTCAGCGTCAGGTTACCACCTATGGCGATAGTGCCATCGGCGAGAATCGTAGCGATACCAGCCGTCTGCAGCCAACCGTAGTAACCGGAAGTCATGGCAATCGTTGTAACGCCAGCAATGACGTAATCCGAAGTGGAGGTAGCAGCAATAACATCATACCAGAGCCCACCAACGATAGCGACATCGGAGGCGTTAGTTACCGCAACATGGATGGGATCAAATAGATAAAAATCTGCCTCACCACTGCTGCTGGCATCCGTAGCACTGTTTGACTTAATCCGATACTGAATACCTTCGCCTGCATCGTCCGTAATCTGGAGCAATGCGCCAGCAAACTGATCCTCAGTAACACTCGCCAAGGTTATTTGGACCTGAGTCGATCCAGCTAACGTGCTAAAGCCAGAAGCCTGACCAGCCTCTGCTGGAATAGCTCCATCTGTCTCAACTAGTGAAGTAGCCGAGAGGTCTTGAGATACCAAGATGCCAGCCGCCACAGCCGCTGCGGTTTTGCCGTAGCGAAACACGCGACCGTCCGACAGTTCCAACTTTTCGCCAATGGGAAACTTAGCCGTTGAAGACTCGGCGTAGAGTCCCTGGCCATACTGACTGCCAATGCCGGTACCGCCCATGCGGTTGGTACCGAAATTGTGATTTTTAAAACTCATGGTAATTACTCCTTCGTCCTGTTCTGGGACTTAAAGCCTCATTGGCTTGAGGCTCGGATTTATTAGGCGAGGTTATAGATCACACCCTGCCTGCGGCGGTTATTTGTGGTTAGCTGAATTCCAGCGACCACGAACGCCGTCTTAGCCATTTGATTCGCAGGCGAACGAAATTCTGTGTTAGAAAATTCCATCCCCTTCATCATCTTGAGCTTGAGAAAATCAGTGTTCAAGAAATACATCCGACCCGACCCGCAATCACGGTCATACTGCACCGGGATGCCCCTGAATGAGGGCAAACGACCGTCTACGCCAGGGCTACCCTTGGAGGTAATACGCTGGTAGCCGGTGCCCTCGAAAATTTCTTCAAACGAGGAATATACAGAGGCCGTGGTAAATATCGCGGTAGGCTCGATATTTCCTTCGCTCGTGTCGGTCCACGTAGTGGCCATCCTGAGCATGCCCTCGTAGAAATTGGTGCCGGTGAGCGTCTTAAAGGACGTATCGCTCGTAGCGTTGTTGGCCTTGTTCTGCCACCAACTATTGCCACTGACCGTGACTCCACCGAGGGTAGTCGGGCTCGTAGCCGGTGCATCGGCAATGATGTCTTGGAAACCAAGAATACCTTTGCCGGTCTGCGCCGAATACAACGCCGCATTGACCTGATCGGACATCGTCAAGATGCTCTGCTCGGTCTTAGCCGCTAAGAGCTTCATCGCCGCATCCGACTTCTGATTTTCCTTCTCTTCGGTCATCGAAATCGTGATCGGAACCGCTACGTAACGCCACGGAAAAAACGCTGCCGTGATGCCATCGACCGAGTCGGTGTTGAGCGTATCATAGCCAGAAAAGAACTCGGCTGAATTTGCCCCGTAGAGGAGGTCTTCTTGTATCTGTTTTCCTCCAGATTCGACTTCTAGGGCTTTGCCCTGGCGCATCGCGGCGAGGGTCGGGTAACTATCGAAGAAGTTATCCGTTAATCTTTTTCGCTTGGCTCTGAGCGTCAAAGTCCACGCTGCATCCCAAGTCGAAGTCTGTGAAGTGGCTGACATTTTATTTTATCCTATGCTAGTTGTTGTTTAACTCACTCAAAGCCCAGGCCTCTCAATTTATTGAGTACCTCGGCTTCACTCAGTGGGCCACCGTCTTCCGATGAGTCCACACTGGCGTTCGATGCGACCGCTCTTTTGCTGCTGCGGCGGGTCTTCTGATCGGCCTGCCGTAGCGCGTTAGCCTGCCGTTGGGTCACGCCTGCTAACTGCTCATAGGCTTCGGTAACCGTGTAGGGTTTGCCGGTAGCCATGTTGGGCGGTGCTTCGCCCTTCAGCATGTGCAATATCTGTGGCCCATAACGGCGCACATCATCACCATGCTTATCTAGTGCCTCCTGTACTGCCGAGCGAGTACGTGACTGTACCTGCTCACTGACGAAATTCTGAACACCACTCTGTGCGCTGCGTAACCCTTCATTTTCCTGTTTAAGGCTTTGCAGTTGGCCGCGCATTGCATCGAGTTCGCTACCGACTTGGTGCTGGACAATAGCCTGCACCGTGTCGATGGCTCGGTTCTCATCATCACTCAGCCCAGACCGCATCTGCTGGATGGGGTCTACGGTAGGTGCTACGGTCTGCTGCACCCGGTCGGCCCATTGCTGCTGGTGCTGCTGGGCCTGCTGGCTTTGCGTTTGTATCTGCTGCTCACGAGCCGTTAACTGCGACTCCCGATCCCGCAGATCCTGTTGCGCACGGGTGTAGTCGGCCTGGAGGTTCTTCGCCAGTGGGGCCAACGGTTGTAGGTTGGCAGGCAACTGATCTACCGGTGTGCGTAGTAGGTCTACGTTGCCGTTAGTTGCTGAGTCCTCTGCTGGAGTGGAGTGTCCCGTTTCTGCGGCGGGGGCCGAATCCTGGGTGGCATCCGTTTCACTGTCAGGGAAAAAAACTACCTCTGACTCTGTGTCGCTGGATGCGCCTTCGTCGGGTGTCCCGGCATCTACTGCGGAGTCAACGTCTAGCACGCTCTCAGTCACAATCAATCCTCCGTTATATTTTGCTCGGCAACCGCAATAGCTTCTTCGGGACTCGTCCCAAAGCCTGCCTTGTGGCCTTCAAGCGTGGGTTTCTCTTCGGACAGTGCGCTGGTTCTAAGACAGTGACTGCCGCCGACCGAGTCGGATGACTCGACCACATCATACTTTTTAAGTAGCTCTTGTTTGTGCGAATAGGAGCGCACCACCTCGCCAAAGCCGTGATGGTATTTGCCATACATGCCGCTATGGTCATGGTGGATGAGGTTATTGGTCTTAAAGCGCATCGTAGCCTTTTCGCCGCACTCATCACAGGCGATAGCTCTCTTGATGGCTTTGTGGTTAATGAACAGCACATCTTCATGGAACCGACCGCATGTGTCGCATTCAAAATCGTGAAATATCATTATCTATCCTTGGCCCGGTGCCCGTTGCACCTGTTGACTCATCTCTTGAGCGTTAGACCGCACTAGCGACACTATGCCGCCACCGCCCTCGGTGCCTGCCCTCTCGCGTATGCCGGGTATACGACCCCCCGACTCTTGGCCAGCGGCTTGACCACCAGCTTGTCCAGGGGCTTGGCCCTGCGCCTTTTGCGCTAAAAACTGCTGGTGCTGTTGCATATGAGCCTGGGCTATCGGCAGTATCTGCTGTTGCTGCACGGGCAGTAGTTGCTGGAACTCAGGCATCTGCTGTATCTGCGAGTGTATCTGTAGGTGGACCTGATGGTTCTCATCGGGCCCCGCATCGATCATCGCGCCCTTGAGCAGATAGAGAATGTTCTCCATCGAAGCCAACTTCATTACGTCAGCCTCCATGGTCGGCTTGAAGTACTTGTCGGGGTCGTTGACCTTAAAGGCTTTTAAGAGCCCCTTGATGGCCTCGCCGCGGTCTATCTCAGGCAGTTGGATCGTGTAGTTAAAGAGAGCCAGCGCATCCTCACGGTCTAGCTGTTCCGTCAGGGGGCTCATGGACCCTGCTTCGATGTCCACGGCATAACGCACACGCAGCATGTCGGTGGTGACGGCCTCATAGACGGGCTCGTTCTCATCGGTGGCCACA